AAACCGCAACTGAAAATCAGAAACGGGATTGGATTGGTAAGAAACATGCAGATGAATTTGAAATAGTACAAGTATGAAGTGTGAAACAATACAATTATCCCCTGGTCTTGTAGCTGCCTATAAGGAACTATTGACCAACCCAAAGAAGAATGGATTTGATTTTCGTCCGATAACCGAATGTTTCAGAGAAATCGAAACGGTAACTCCAAAGCATGAATTATTTAATGTGTACATTGAATATCTGCAAAAACCATTACCCAAAGTAATATTTTACATTATCATGGATGAACTTTATGGTAACTTGACAGGACGGGCTATGGATGCGGAAGGTAAATCGGGGTATTTAGGGTACAAACTTGAATTTATAAAAGATTAAAAATGAAGAAACAATAAATATTCTTGGATTAAGGTTTGTGAAATGTAAAAAATAGCACACATGAATATTATAGTTAGTTATGTATTCACTTTTCTATGTGGGTGCATGTTTACGATACTTGGAATTCTTTATTTGGTAAATAAAGGACCTAAATAATAAATCAATATGCTGAAATTAAATAACATAGAATTTTACAACACTCCTTCCGGAGGTGTTATGGTATCCGTTGAAGGGCAGGAGGCTTTTATTTTATTGCCTACCCACTATGATTTGATATCCATTTTGCATGATTATATTATGCAAAATTATCATGGAGCCTATCTGGCATTATCTTCTTTATATAAAGGGAGTGCTCAGAATCCTTCTTACTATCGTTATCGGATTGTGAGTCGTTTTGCCCGATGCAATTTCGGAGAATATGAAACCAATGTGGTTGACATAAGTAAACACACGTTCCATTTTGAGCAGGTTCATTGCCCGCTGCGTGGCACAGGTGATTGTCAATTGGAAAAAGTTGTCTGTAACCCCCAGTATACTTTGCCTTTGACAAAGCAGCAGATTAACATCTTCCGTATGTATGCGGATGGACTTAATACTGAACAGATTGCCCAAAGGCTTTCTCTTTCGACTAATACGATTGATCGTCACCGTTCTGACATACAATCTAAGCTTAATCTCCATTCCATAACGGAGATGATACTATTCTGGACTAACAATAATTTAAAATAACAACGATGTATTATTCAAACACTTTTGAAGCTGCAATGATTATATGTGGCTATCACCTTTATCGCCTTTTTTACACAGATCGTGCTCGTTATATACGTAAGGCTGAAGGATTTATCCGCATCCGTAGCAAACGTGTGATTGATGGTAAGGTCAAGCGCGTAAAACGTCAGATTCGTGTGCGTTGGGATGCTGCCGGTATCTGTTTTCGCGCCAGTGATAACCAGCGTCTTCCGCAGTATGATCTGCCTCTCAAGTCTGTTCAAAGTAAAGGATACGATATAAAATCAGGTCAGTTATGTATGTAGATGTAGATCATTCAGGGCTTTTTTCCATAATGGAACTTACCCCTAACGAATTGTACGTTATCAGCGAGGCAATTGTATGTTACTCTCGGATACAGGATATATCTACTGATAGTCAGGAGATATCCCGTAGGATAGCAACAGCAATCAGCCGTGAATATGATACAGGCAAGACAACACGTCCTGTTGAAAACAGTAAATGAATTAAGCGTCAAAGTATTATGATTTTATCAGATAAATCTCAAGGGGTGGACTTCTCTTCGTGTCGTTTACCGGATAATTATGGAGAATGGATACTTGATACCATCCATTTCATGGGTTTGAAAGAATATACCGAATACGAAGGTAAGGTGTTTTCCGCACTTGACGGTTTACGCGAAGGAAGATGCTTTGATGTTACCCTAGTCCCGGAAGATATGCGTGAAATATTCATCAGGATATGTTGCTTGTATATCCATGATCATCCGCAGGTAGTTTTTAATGATACATACACTCGAATTTATAAACAGGAGAAATATGAACCAGGGAAGTTGGACCAACGCCGAAAAAAGATTTGTCCGCGATAACGCTGGAAAGCTGACTGTGGAGGAAATGGCCTGCCGCATAGGCCGTACTACCAGCGCAGTCAAGATGTTCCTGATCAGAAACCGGATAGCGGTAGGGACTCAGGTCAAGCGGAACATCCTACAGGAAATTTTGAAAATAAAGTTCGTTCACCCAGAGTATTTTAAGCCTACCCGTGCCTTTTATAAGGCAGTAGGTATGTCACAAGTACACTTTTGGGATTTATATTATGGCCGTGTACAAATTACAGAGCCGGAATATGTAGCAATAACCACGCACCTAGAAATTACCCTACAGGAAGCATTCGAGGCGCGGCAATTAAACCTCTTTGAAGGAGAAATAACAGATGAGCAAAATAAGTCAGAATAGCATAGATAAAGTCAAAGCGGCAGTTGATATCGTAGATGTGATATCCTCATTTGTCAGACTGGAGAAAAAAGGACCGGGGTATGTCGGAGTATGTCCGTTTCATAACGATCGTCATCCGTCCATGCGCGTCACCCCATCCCGTCAGATATACAAATGTTTTGTATGCGGAGCAGGAGGGGATGTGTTTGATTTCTTGCAAAGACATGAGAATATGTCATTCACAGAAGCTGTATTATGGTGCGCCCGGCGTGCGGGTATGCAGGTGGAGGAAACCGAAGTGACCAAAGAAGAGTTGGAAGTACGGAAACATCGTGAGGCATTATATATAACAATGGATGCCGCCACCAATTTTTTTCAGTCCCAGCTTCCTTCGGCCGGAGCCTATTTGAAGGAGCGTGGCTACTCCTTGGATGATGCAATTTTGAAAACGTTCCGTATCGGATACGCGCCACAGGGGAACAAGGCTTATACTTCTCTTACTTCATCCGGATATCTGTCACAAAACCTTGTTGAGGTGAATGTAGTGGCTAAGGGGGATTATGATTATTACGATGTATTTCGTGACCGTATAGTTTTTCCGTTCCTGGACATGCAGGGTAGACCGGTGGCATATAGTGGCCGCATAGTAACTCCCAACAAAAAGGTAGGGAAATATGTCAATACTACCGACACACCGCTTTTTAATAAAGGGAAACACCTTTTCGGGCTGTATCAGGCTTATCGTTCTATTAGTCAGGTGGGATATGTGTATCTGGTGGAAGGACAGTTTGATGTCATGAGCCTGTACGCAACCGGTGTGAAAAATGTTGTTGCCGGTTCGGGAACGGCTCTGACCGAGGAACAGGTGAAATTGATTTCCCGTTACAGCAACAAAGTGGTACTGGTATACGATGATGATGAAGCGGGTATCAAGGCATCCATGAAAAATTGCGAAACAATGCTTCGTGCGGGGCTTAACATTAATTGTGTACGTCTTCCTACAGGTAAAGATCCGGATGATCTGGCCAGAGATAAAAAAGAGCAGACTTTGGCTTGGCTGAATAATAATACGGCCAGTTTTGTAACTTATTTCTGCAACATATTTCTTCCGGAGAAAATAGAAGATCCGGTAGAGAAAGAAGAAAGATTGACGGCTGTCTGTCGGTTAGTGGCATGTGTGGATTCAGAAACTCTCCGTCTGGATTATACCAGGAACCTGGCACGTCGGTTCTCACAGGAACCGGATGTAGTAGACCGTAAGATTCGTCAGATGCGTTCCAATATGCCGGAAGCTCCCACAGTTGAGACACTAAAACCGGGTGTATATGGTCTTGATGTACTCCCGGCTTTAGTGACGGAGCGTACCGGCATTCATATATCAGCATCTTTTGATGAATTCTTGGAAAATTATGAGACGGTGCCTCAGATATACTTCCACGAAAGTCTATCTATGGAAGATATTCAGAAGGTACGCCGTGATTGCCAGTTGCTGGATGTGTCCGCTGATGCTCTTGTAATTTCTGCTACAGGGGAGGAGAGTACCACTATGGCAGCTTTGGCCGACTGCTACAGAAATGGAGTCACCAACATTTCCGTACTTGTTCCGGGAAGCGATATCGCGTCTATCAACAAGAAAAAACAGTCAGACGATTATATTGAGGAGGAACAGCCGGATGAGGAATGGATATTCATCAATGCCTATGTCTTTAAGTATAACCAGTTCCTTAATCGCTATAAGCCGGTAGACCGTACGCCTTACCTTCAGCGTTGTGCCGATCTGATAGCCTGCACTGAAGAATCCGTTCGTATTGTCAACTTCAGTAAGTTTACAACATGGATGGAGCTAACCAAGACTGATCTAAATACATTGCTGAAACCGTACTTGGCAAAGCGAAAATCAAGGGTTGCTATCAACGCGCAGCGTGATGATCAGGAGGAAGGGTTCTATGATCCCGATATCATTCCTGATTATGTCGAATCGAATCCCGTCTATCAAAAGATGCTGGATGATTACCAGTTCTATCCCCGTCTTAACCGTAACGGGGAACCTGTGGCGTATATCTTTACGAATAATAAGCAGGGAGGTACTTTGGTGGGAGATTTTTTCATGGAACCGCTAATTCATATTGTCAGTGACAAGGATGAGGACAATAAACGTATAGTGCGTATCAACCGCCGATATTTTAAAAAAACTATTTATCTGGAAGCACCTTCCAAATGCTTTCTTAAAAAATCAACCATTGAGGAAAGACTGATCATGCTGGAAGCTGTCAACTTCAGTAATGGAGAAGAAAAGCATTGGACAAAGATCCGCGAATGGATGTCCCGTAATTTTGTGTCCTGTAAAGAAGTCCGTACTTATGGGAACCAGCAACCCGACGGATTCAGTCGGGACCAGTCCACTATGTTCTTTGCGTTTGCCAATGGTATATACCATGAGCAGGACGGACAGTATCGTTTTGATCCTGTCAACGAATTGGGTGTGGCAACTCATAACAACGAAAACTGGTATCTGCCGGCTTTCTCCCAATTATATATGAATTCGGACATGAAAGAGAAGTATGAAGTAATCAGTAACCTACTTTATAAGGACATACCTGTTGAGAAACAGTGCACGTTCCAACGATGGGCGGATCTGATGAATCGGGTGTATCAGCTTAATGACAATGGGAAATGGGCTATCATGTTTGCTTTGATGTGCCCGTTTCGAAGTAACATCCATTGTATAGACCGTTTGTTTACAGCTCCGTTTTTTATGGGACCTATGTCTTCCGGAAAGACACAGATTGCAGTCAGCATCCGGTCATTGTTCATGAATCCGAAGGTTCCATTGACCAATCTTCCTTCCACCACTTATGCAGGTCTGTCTTCCATGCTGGCCATGTTTCGTGACGTTCCTGTCGTTTTGGACGAATACAACAACAAGGAAATAGAGGATAAAGTGTTTCAGTTTTTGAAAACCGCCGTATATGACGGTGATGGAAGGCAGAAGCGGAAAGGAACTACCGGAAAGGAAATTGAGGTTGAGAAAATATATGCTCCTATCATTATATGTGGACAGGAAACACCTCAGCGCGATGACAACTCGCTGATGTCCCGTATCATTGTATGCGAAGTTCCAAAGCCTTCTAAGGAGCGCACACAGGAAGAAATAAATCTCTTCAATGAGCTGAAGGATATAGAAGAACGTGGCCTGTGCAATGTGCTGCTGGAGATACTGAAGCTTCGTCCGTTGGTTATGGACAATATCCGCAGGCTTAAAACCGAATGTTACAAGGAGTTGAAATCGCAGATGCTGGCTCATGGTGAGATAGACCGTTTGATGAAAACAGCCTCTCTGTTTCTTGCCATGTGCCGTCTAGTGGAAGAATATACGGATCTGAAACTGCCTTTTACCTACAAGGAGTTTTTCAAAATAGCTTGTGACAAAATTCAGTTCCAGGTGGATCTGATTTCACGTACAGACAAGCTGGCTACATTCTTCAAGGCCATGGATGTTATGATAGATACCAAGGCATTGGTTCCGGGCCGTGACTTTGACTTCGATTATCCTCAGAAGCTTACTCTGATCGGACCGGGAAAATCATCTGTTTCTTATCCTGTGCCTGACGGAACATGTGTCATGTATATCCGGCTATCTGTGATTTATGCCCAGTATGACCGCAGTTCCTTTAACCGGGAACAGTCTAGTCAGTCCACCATTGAGCAGAATCTTCGTTCCAATGCCTGTTATATAGGTCCTATAGCAGCTCATCGTTTCAATTGGAAGGAAACGGAAGAAGTACCCCGTGGAGAACTGGAGAATGAAGGCAAGGATATTCCGGAAGAATATATAGCACAAGGCAGCGATACCATGATGGTTCGCCGTGTCAAGCCTCTGAACAAGAATACGAGCTGTATCGCTTTGAATTACGATATATTGGCTTCTATGTATGGCCTTGATTTGAAACGCAACGAAACACCAAGAGAAAAAAATATGCAGGATCCCGAAGTGGAACGCCTGCCATTTTAATAACCAATAAAAAATAAAATTATGACTACAAGTATTATTGCAAGAGTGAACAACGTGGATATTATGTCCACACGTGATGAACAATTGGTTCCTGTTAGACCTATTTGCGAAGCATTAGGAATAGACTTTGCTTCACAAACAGTAAAAATTAAAAATCATTATTTGTTAGCTCCAACCGCAGCGCTCTGCACAATGGTTGGAGCTGATGGAAAACAG